CTCCAACGAACCCGCTGTTCCAGCTGACCTTAACGAGACTTCTTTAGAAGCCGCCGTTATTCAAATCAGCTTGTGGACAGACGAGCGTGGTCTGTTGATCGCTGCTAAGCCACGTAAGTTGATCGTGCCACCTGCACTACAGTTCGTTGCAACTCGTTTGCTAGAAACCGAACTCCGTGTTGGTACCAACGACAACGACATCAATGCGTTGAAGAACAACGGTTCGATTCCAGAGGGTTACACCATTAACCACTATCTGACCGACACCAATGCTTGGTTCTTGACCACTGATGTACCTAACGGTATGAAGCACTTTGTTCGTACACCACTCCAGAATTCTATGGACGGTGACTTCGACACAGGCAACGTACGTTATAAAGCACGTGAGCGTTACTCATTTGGATTCTCGGATCCATTGGGAATGTTCGGTTCCCCAGGAGCCTAAAAATTGGGGGGAGAAATCCCCCCTTTTTGTTTTATTTGTTGTAAGATTTGATTTATCTGGGTGAATCGCTTATCAAACTGCCCCAGCAGACGCATACACGATTGATAAGCTGAACTTTGTATGAAGGACAATTTATTATGGCATTAGCAACTACCTCAGCCGTATGGCGCTCAACAGGTGGCGATCAGACCCGTACAGCAACCGCTGGAACAATGGTCATGGCTGCCCAATTCTTTATTTCTAACTGTGCAGCAACTGCAAACGTTACTAACTCTGACGGCACTGGGGCTCTAATCCTCCCAGCTGGCGCTGTTGTAACCGACGTTTCTATTACTGAAGTTGGCACAGGTAACATTGACTTAGGGTTTACCCCACTAATTGGTGTAGGTCCTGGGCAAACTACCACTACTGGTAGCAATGTTCCTACTGGCTTCTTGATTAATGAGTCTGTAGCAGCCCGTGTAAACGTTCAAGTTGGTGGCACAGATGGCGGCGCTTCTTTAGGTAACGTAGCCAATGCAACTAACTTGGTCGTTGTAACTACCGCTGCTAATAGCTCTGCTTCTGGCAACTGCTCTGGGATTATTCGTTATTTCGTAGCTGACACTGGCGCAGAAAACGTCTAATAGGAGGCTCTTATGGGCATGCAATATGATGTGTTAGCAGTACATGCGGATGGAGACGTTCAAGCTGTTGTAGGACCGCTTAGGGTTAAAGCGTATCAATTAGCCCCTGGTGGAACTGCTGGTGAAATTAAGTTTTTTGATACTGCAGCTAATTCCGCTACAGGAACTGAGCGTTTAACACTAAATATCACTACAAATACAGCTGTTATTTCTACACTGGTACCTGGTGAGGGTATTCGTTTTACTGATGGTTTGTATTTAGACTTACCAGCTAATGCTGCAATTACAGTATTTTATGGCTAAATCCCCTGCATGGACTCGTAAGGAAGGCAAAAACCCCGAAGGCGGTCTAAACGCTAAGGGGCGAGCCTCCTATAACGCTGCCAATCCTGGTAAACCTGGGCTAAAGCGTCCACAGCCAGAAGGTGGCTCAAGACGTGATTCGTTCTGCGCCCGCATGAAGGGTATGAAGAAAAAGCTAACCAGCGCTAAAACCGCTAACGATCCAGATAGCCGCATCAACAAGTCTTTACGGGCTTGGAACTGCAAAGAAGGTGGGTCTGTTCGTGGTGGTGGATGCGAAGTCCGTGGTAAGACTAAAGGGAAGATGGTCTGATGGAACATATTTTTGCTATCGCCCTAGGCATCTGGTCTGCTCTACTAACGGCGTTTATTGGGGTAATTGGCTTTGTTGCTAACGAAAAGAACACAAAGCTAAAAGACCTTGAGCAACTGGTAATTAACACTAAATTGGAGGTGGCTCGTGATAACGTCACTAATGCAGAAATTGACAAAATTAAAGACTACTTTGACCAACGCTTTAACAGGCTTGATTCAAAAATTGACCAGCTTATTCAAGGGAAAATAAGTGCCTAGCGTAAGCAAAAAGCAACACAATTTTATGGCTGCCGTGGCTAAAAACCCTGGTTTTGCCAAAAAAGTAGGAGTCCCTGCCAGCGTTGGACAGGAATTTTTAACTGCCGATAAAGGCAAAAAGTTTAAAAAAGGTGGAATGATGAAACACGAAGACATCAAAAAAGATATGCCAATGATGAAAAAAGTAGCTACGGCTGCTGTCAAAGGCCACGAAAAGAAAATGCATGGCATGGCTAAGGGTGGTGTAACCCGTGCTGATGGTTGCGTTATGAAGGGTCATACCAAAGGCAAAATGATTAAGATGGCTGGCGGTGGAAGCTGCTAATGACTAAGCCTGTAGAACCCGTAGATCCATCCAAAAAAATAGGGGATGGTAAGTCCTTTATTGAACGGATGGAGCGGGGTATGCCAAATTCTGATCCAGAGATCAAAAAGCAGTTTGCTGCTACTTTGGAGAAGTACGTTGGTGAAGGCAAGGAAATGAATGAGAAACGCAACGAATACAAAAGGAATTTAGGGACTAGTCCTATTCCTAGCGGTGGCGGCGGTGCTGGACCAGCATTAGGCGATATTGAGAAGATGATGAGCGGTAAGCTTAAAAAACCAACCTACAAATCGGGCGGTAAAATTAAATCTGCTTCCGCAAGGGCAGATGGCTGTGCTGTTCGTGGGAAGACTAGAGCATGAGAGCTAGTCGTGGAATGGGCGCAATTATGCCTAGCAAAATGCCCGGTAAAAAAGTTATTACCCGTAAGGATAACCCTGATGCGGTGGACATGTACGCCAAAGGTGGCAAGGTATCAAAGGTTAACCAAGCTGGCAATTATACGAAACCTGGTATGCGCAAGTCTTTATTTGAAAGTATTAAGAACTCGGCTGTGCAAGGCACTGCGGCGGGTCAATGGTCGGCTAGGAAGGCACAACTCTTAGCTAAAAAGTACAAAGAAAAAGGTGGAGGTTATCGTGGCTAAGTTTCCTGATTTAAACAAAGATGGCGAAGTAACTCAGGCTGACATCCTTAAGGGACGTGGCGTTACTATGAAAAAAGGTGGCAAAGTTAACTTTATTCAAGAAGCCATTAAGAAACCTGGTGCCCTAAGAGCGTCTATGGGCATTAAAAAAGGCGAAAAAATCCCCGCTAAAAAGCTTGCCGCAGCAGCTAAGAAGCCTGGCAAAATGGGGCAACGTGCGAGGTTAGCGCAGACTTTGTCTAAGCTAAAGAAGTAATGCCATTCTTTTGGGATTGGATTTGGGAGAAATTAAGTGGCGTTAGCAAAACCTCAACGCAGCCTCAAAGCTTGGACAAAGCAAGAGTGGACAACCAAGTCGGGAAAAAAGTCGTCCGAAACAGGCGAAAGGTATCTACCCAAAAAGGCGATCCAGTCATTGAGTCCATCCGAATACGCAGCAACAACACGGGCAAAGCGGGCGGGAAAAGCGCAGGGAAAGCAGTTCGTGCCCCAGCCCAAAAAGGTAAAAGCAAAAGTAAAACCGTATAGGAAGATATGACCACTACTGGCACAAATAACTTCAACCTAGACATGAACGACCTCATTGAGGAGGCGTTTGAGCGTTGTGGTTTAGAGGTTCGCTCTGGCTATGATTTCCGTACTGCACGGCGGTCTTTAAACCTATTGACGATTGAATGGGCTAACCGTGGTATTAACTTGTGGACTGTAGAGCAGGGGCAGTTTGTAATGAATACTGGACAGGCTATTTACCCTATCCCCGTTGATACAGTTGACCTTTTAGACACTGTGGTGCGTACTAATAATGGTCAGAGCAACAACCAAATTGACATCAATATTAGTCGTATTAGTGAACCTACTTACCTTACTATTCCTAATAAAAACGCTAATGGGCGCCCAATTCAAGTTTGGTTTAATAGACAGTCAGGTAATGTAGCAACTGTCCCACAGGCTGCTTTAAATGGCGCTATAACCGCAACTGACACGACTATTACCCTAGTTAATGCCGCTAATATTCCAACTCAGGGGTTTGTTAATATCGGTTCTGAAACTATTGGCTATCAGAATATTGTCGGCAATCAAATTATTAATGCTTGGCGTGGTCAAAACGGTACAACGGCGGTGAGCCACTTAACGGCTGCAGAGGTATATACCAATAACTTACCATGTGTTAACGTCTGGCCTACCCCTAACCCACCTGGCGACCAATATACATTTGTGTATTACAGAATGCGTAGAATCCAAGACGCTGGAAGTGGTATCAGAACCCAAGATATTCCATTTCGTTTTATCCCCTGTATGACTGCTGGCTTGGCTTATCAGTTAAGTACTAAGATGCCTGGGGTAGATGGTGGACGGATCCAAATGCTCAAAACTGAATATGAACAACAATGGCAATTGGCTGCGGATGAGGATAGAGAAACAGCCGCAATTCGTATAGTGCCACGTAACTCGTTTTACTATAGATAAATGCCATGCCAAGTAAGTTTTCTTCAGGTAAATATGCCATTGCAGAGTGCGACAGATGCGCACAGCGGTATAAGCTTACGGAGTTAAAGATACAGATATTAAAGACAAAACCGTATCAAGTTAAGGTTTGCCCGTCTTGTTGGGATCCAGATCAGCCTCAGTTGTCTCTAGGCTTGTATCCAGTAAATGATCCACAGGCGGTGCGGGAGCCAAGACCAGACGTGAGTTATTTAGTATCAGGACAAAGTGGCTTACAGATTAACCAGACGGGCATTGGCCCAGATGGATTTGGTAGTCCAGAGTTAGGTAGTAGGGTGTTTCAGTGGGGGTGGAATCCAGTCGGGGGTAGTAGAGGTCCTGATGCAGGTTTAACTCCAAATGACTTGGTACAACAAGTAATTATTGGTACAGTATCGGTAACGACAACTTAAGGAGTTAAAAATGTATAAAAAAGGCGCAGATGGCATTACTAAAACTGGTAAAACCGAAGGTAAAAACTTAGGTGATTCAGGCCCGTCAGTAGGCATTGAGAAGGGTCCAAAGAAGAATTCTGGCCCAATGAACAAAAACATGAAGACTATGGGTCGCAATATGGCTCGAATAATGAACCAAAAGAAATCTGGAAGGGGTCGATAATGGCTAAGTTTTCTATGAAAAAAGGTGGCAAAGAAGTAGGACCTGCTGAGGTTTATGCCCCACCGCACACTATGGATGGTAAGGCTACTAGCATCGTTGCAGACAGTGCTTACACTCCTGGCGCTAAAGTAATGGACACAATGAATATGTCTGTTGGCGGTATTAGTAAGGGCAATTACCCCCCTGAAAATCGCTACGGTAAGATTCAAATGCGTGGTACTGGCGCTGCTACTAAAGGCAAAATGTCTAGTGGGAAAATGGGCTAATGAACTACGCTCAGTTAACGCAAGCGATTATTGATTACACCGAGTCCTCTGAACAGGCCTTTGTAGACAATATTCCGCTGTTTGTCCAACAATGTGAAGAGCGGGTTTATAACGCCGTTCAGATCCCAGCTATTCGTAAAAATCAGACTGGTAACTTCACTCAGGGCGACAAATACCTTGCGTTACCAAGCGACTACTTGGCATCGTTCTCTATGGCGGTCATATTGGCTGATGGGTCTCAGGAGTTTTTAATTGATAAAGATGTTAACTTTATTCGCCAAGCCTACCCAAGCCCAACAGACGAGGGCACCCCTCGTTACTATGCTCAGTTTGAGCCGTATACGTACATTATTGGCCCGACTCCAGATCAAAACTACAATGTAGAACTGCACTACTACTATTACCCACAGTCTATTGTTATTGCTGGGACATCTTGGTTAGGTGATAATTTTGAAACTGTATTGTTGTATGGTTCGTTAAGAGAAGCCGTGATCTTCCAAAAGGGGGAGCAAGACATGGTTAGTTACTACGAAGCCAAATACCAAGAATCCTTAGCGTTGCTCAAAGAGTTGGGTGATGGTAAAGATAGAAGAAGCGCATACCGTGATGGACAGCTCAGGCTGCCCGTACCTGGACCTGTTAGATAATTTTAGGAGCAAAAAATGGCAATCACCCAAGGAATGGCTACATCGTTCAAGGTTCAACTCTTGAATGGTCAGCAAAACTTTTCAGCAAATACGTTTAAATTGGCGCTGTATACCAGCTCAGCTAGTTTGGATGAAAATACAACTGCATATTCCACAAGCAATGAAGTGCCTTCAACAGGTAACTACTCGGCTGGTGGCAATACTTTATCGGTTAGCGTAACCCCAACAAATACTGGAAACGTGGCTTTTATCTCGTTCTCTAATACTTCTTGGTTAAACGCAACGATTACCGCTAACGGTGCTTTGATTTATAACGCCAACTTAGCAAATGCTGCTGTGGCGGTGTTAGCGTTTGGTGGCGATAAGACCTCGACAAATGGTACTTTCGCAGTGAACTTCCCAACCGCTGATGCAACAAACGCAATTATTCGTTTGACCGCAAGTTAAGGGGCTTGAATGGCTCTGATCTTAAAAGATCGTGT